CAACTAAGCGTTGATAGCAATGAACAATCTCGATAAGCTCATCAGCCTCGTATGCAGAATCTGTAAGACTGATAGAACGACGACCTTCCTGCTCGCGCTCAATAGAATCAATGTTTACTCCACGGTAATGTTCGATCATGTAGTCTACAAAGTCTTCGTCCCATCCGTCGGTAACAACTTTGTTTTCTAGTTCTTGGGCTGTGTAGTATGTGCGCCAGAAGCAATATGGTGAGCGTTGAGGATCGGTGACATAAGCTGGGAACATGAAGTCTCCATCAGGTGCTAGTGTCTTTACATCTGGAACATCAATTTGACGGCGCACTACCGGAAGCTCCGTGACTCCGCTTTTTCGTATTTCTTTGAGTGCTCTCTTGGCTTTACGGTCAGTTACACCGTCAAAAGTTGTTTTTATAAGTTGGACGATTTGATCGTCATCATTGCCTTCTAAGATAATAGCGGCAAGCTCTGGGGACATTTGAGCAATCTGATTAATGTCTAGCTTCTGGAGGAAGCGTCGGTCTTCTCTGTGCCATCCTACATAAGTAATTAACAAGCCACGCTCCAACATATAGTTGGCTCCTAGCTCCATCTCCTGGGCAAAGCGAGGGATGTAACCACTAGATACCATCCACTTGAGGAAGTTAGATACTAGCTTAGAACGAGAAATATCTCCCACCTCTACAGGGTAAGCCCTGACGTTAGCTCGCTTCATTGAAGAGATAAACAATGATACCAACTTGGTAACACGCTCATCAATAACGTGAGACTCCATGTCCGCTGCACCCTCCCACGGGAAAGCGTCTGAGCCATGCTTACGCAGGTCACGGCTCTTGCCTGGCCACCAATTACGTCTGTCGTCGTAACTACTACGACATAGATCGAAATAAGAGTCTAGCTCAGTTACGGTTTGATTGTATGCTTGACGCAGAGCCTGAACACTTGGTTCTTTGCCGACGTAAGTTAGTTCCTCGGAAATTTTATCGCTTAACATTGGTATTTATTAGTTTATCATATCTATCAAATCTTTTTTATCCAATGATAGCTGGTTATGTCTCCATTCTTAATTTCTTCAAAATAAATCATCTTCCCGATTAGCTTTCCTTGCATTCTTCGGGTGATCTTTACGTTAACTTTGCAGAAGCGTTCTCGGTGATGAACGGCAACATACATAGGGTTTGGACACTCTCTTAAAACTTTACCCCTGTATATTAATCTGTTTGGCTCCTCGTCTTCTTTGTCGGCTGAGACATTGGGCATAGGTATGACATCATCTAATATCTCCTGCCCCTTTTCGTTAATCCATGTTAAATGCTTTGAGCCTGTAATCATGTCTTCTTCTAGATGCTGAAACGCCAGCTCTAGAGCCTCTTCAAAAGGAACTCCACATTCCTTTGCTATTTGAAATAATCTTTTCTTTGCCATTAGTATCCTCCCTCGGATTTTCTTGTTGTGTTCATAGAAGTGTCAGAAACATAGTCTGGACCATAGCCATCATTTGCCATGCGTAGATAACGCAGAAGGTCAATCCAGTCCTTCAATGGTTCATCTATCTTTCCTTTATGTCCCCAGTTAATTAAACTTTGTATTAAATTGCCACAGGATGAGTGTATTTTGAGTATTGGCTTATTAGCATCATCTACCTCTGCGCTAGGATTGTATAACATCCACTCGTCTAAACCAGACAGCCCTGTCTCAATGTCTGCCCCGCTTGAGGGTATAAAGAACATTCCCTTAGAAGCAAAGCTTTCAAACAGATCTGTGTTGTCCTCGTTCTCTCTAGCGAAGAAACGAGAGTCACCTATACGCTCAAACACCTCTACTCCCAAGTCGCTCTCTATATCCCTGAACTCCTCTATATATGCCTGAATGTCGTGCCCCCTCTTCTTAGCTGCTGGACCAAACCTCCACTTAGGATCACCAGACAATGCCCATTCTCCATAACTGTCCCTGTCGGGCCACTCACGTAGGATAGTAATAAACCCTTGCTTGTCTACCGCAGCCCATATAGCCACATAGTTTCTAGCACCAGCAGGGTCAACTACCTGATATACCGTGTGGGTTTCCTTGGTAATCTTAGGCAGTTCGTCTGTTACATGAACCTTAGTGCTAAATAACGGGAACAGGGTAGTCATAGACTTAACAGGAACCCCGTAAGCACGAGTTAATATCTCTTCCCTTGGTCTACCCTTTAGGTCTTTAGCTATACGCTCATAGCCACCAAAGGGGTTCTCGTCTGTGTGCAGATACACAATGCCGGCATCCCTGTTTACACTATACTGCTTAACAGCTACAGGCTCATCTAGTAGCTCTGCGTGTTTAGTCTCCAGAATCTCTGCATCTCTTAGATAATCAGCTATGAGTTCTGTATATCCATCAATAGGAGTAAACCCTGTTACTAGCTTAGAGTCCCTAGTAGCTAGACGGAAACGCTGTGTGTTGATAAGCGTAGAGTCCCCTAGATACTCATCATTACCAATACCTACATTCTCAGGGTGGTTGCCTAGATTGGGAAACCCAAACTCAAAACCCTCCAAGATAGTATGGTTATTACTAAACTGCGTATAGGTCTTGAAGTCCACACGAGTCCTGGTATCTGGGAAAATAAAAGACTGACCAGTAAAACCATTCTGCATAGAGTAGTTAATGTAGCCCTCGATGCCCTTAGTCTTACGTTTAAACTCCCTGGGCATAAACTCCCACATGGCAGCCTGCTGAACTTTTACGGACGTGTCAGCGTTCTGTGAGAACAATACTACGTGTCCATCCATGTGCTTGGTAATGGACTCCATAAATATCTTAGCCATACCTGTAGTCTTAGCCCCACGGTTACCACCAAGAACCAAGACCTCATTATACTCAGACAATGCCCACCTAATCCTATCCCAGCTAACTAAGTTAACCCCATGACGCAGGGGATCGTCTATAGTGAGCTTGATAGCATCCTCACGCGCCTTCCATATATCATACACAGCCTGCGCCCCCTTATATTCTAATAGAGCCTTTAGCCTGCCCTTGTCGGGCGTAGGTATCGTAGGGTGCTTAGTCCACTGCATCATCATCTAATTCATCTAGGTCACTCCCAAACTCCCACTCAATCTCTATATTGTCATCGCTGATCTCCAACTGCATCTCACGCAAAAGCATTCTACCTGCTGGCAAGTGGTTGTAGTCATAAAATAGTTCACCCTGGTCATCCATTACAATGAAGCAGTAGTTCTCGAAATGCTCCCCCAGTATACCACGAATCTGATCGTAGATGGGATCATAGCTTCCGTCTATTAGTGACCTAGCCATCTTCTCCTATATCTATTACTTCTGCCTCTGGCAGAGAATCTATAAGACTCATGGCTTCCTCTGGGGTTGTTATATGTCTAACCTCTATCTTCTGAACATTGTTCCCGGTGACATTATCAAAGGTTCTATGTAGCTTCTCCTGTGCTACCGCTAGGTTAGCTAGGTCTTTAGTCTCTGCCTTCTTTATCTTCTCTTCTGCCTCTGGAGAACCGTCTAGGTAACTAGCCGCTATCTTCTCACCTATACTATTAATCTCATCTATAGTAGAAGCCAGCTGTATAGCCCTCTCCTGCCTAAACACCCTAGCGTCGTCAGACGCTTTGACTATACCATTGATACGCTTGGCTATGTGATGGTTCAAGTTCATCGTCTTCTTGACCTCATGCACACTAGCCCCCGATAGAAACAAAGAAGCTGCCGTTAACCACTTCTCTGGGTTATTGTTAGGCAAACTATTCTTAGCTGTCTTCTCCTGCTCGTTAGCAAGCATAGGGGCTAGCGCATCCCTCATCCTAGTCTTTAAGTCTATCTGAGTCTCTTCATCTCCCATACCTATACTCATTACTATCATCTAAACTACTTTTGTCAAGCCTTGGCTCCATCCCTACATAGGACTCTGGGACGAGCGTATAATGAACCCTGCCATTGCCTAGCTTTCTCTTACTGAGATAACCACACTCCTCTAACTCCTTCATGCCACGCTGGACACTCTTAGTCTCGTCCCTGCTCTCCATTGCTATCCTCTTAGCACTGAAGTCCCAGTTACCAGGCTTAGACTTCATATATGCCCATATCCCCTTAGCCTTTAGGCTCAAGCGATCGTCCCTCCATATTGCTTCTCCTTCTTCCATTAAACTCCACTCAGGATTATATCTCCACTCAATCTTGTCCAACAATGACTTCATAGCCTGAAGTGTATATTGCACCTTTGGGTATGTCAAGCCCCAGACCCTAAAGTGCAAAACGCACCTCATAAGTATACCCCTAGAAATAAACCCAATTGGATTACATTTTTTAAAG